TGTGAAATATAATAGTAATGATAATAGTGATTGGAGTGAATTATATATTAATGCGAATGATTCAACGAATGAAGGAATATGTCATAAATATCTTCCATATTTTAGTGTTCAGTTTCACCCAGAAGCAACATCTGGTCCAAGAGATGCGAATTATCTATTTGATGTATTTGCAAAATATGACTCATCTGACTCATCTGAATCATCTGAATCATTCTCCTTCAAAAAAGAAATACATTTGACTAATAATAATAATAATAATAATAATAATAATAATAATCACAATACAGTTAAAAAATATAAAAAAGTTTTGATACTCGGTTCCGGTTCTCTTAAAATATCACAAGCAGGAGAGTTTGATTTCTCAGGTTCCCAAGCAATTAAGTCATTTAAGGAAGAAGGTTTAGAGACAATTCTGATTAATCCAAATATTGCTACAATTCAGACGGATTTGGCGGATAGAACATATTATGTTCCAATTACACCACAATTTGTAGAACAAGTAATTGAAAAGGAAAGACCAGATTGTATTACACTTTCCTTCGGAGGTCAAACCAGTCTAAATTGTGGAATTGAATTGTTTGATAGTAATGTTTTATCAAGATATAATGTAGATGTATTAGGAACATCTGTTGAAAGTGTTAAATTAAGTGAAGATAGACAAAAATTCAAAGAAGTTTTACAAGAAATAGATATAGAGACTCCTCCATCAATCACATTATCATCTCCATCTGATGAAAAATTAGATGTGTTTATTAGTCAGATTGGTTATCCAGTATTAGTTAGAGCAGGATTTTGTTTAGGAGGTCAAGGAAGCGGTTTTGCTAATAATAAAGATGAATTATCTGATTTAGTAGAAAAAGCATTTCAAATATCAAATAGTGTTATTGTTGATAAAAGTTTATATGGATGGCGTGAAGTTGAATATGAAATTGTCAGAGATTATTGTGGAGCGAAAATAGCAGTTTGTAATATGGAGAATTTTGACCCATTAGGAGTTCATACCGGAGAATCGATTGTTGTTGCTCCAAGTCAAACTTTAAATGATAACGAACATCAAACACTAAGAACAAAATGTTTTGAAATTGTTGACAAACTTAATATTGTAGGAGAATGTAATGTCCAATTCGCAATCTGTCATTCACATCAACAATCCGAGCAATTTGATAAAACAACCGAATTTAAATTTTTTGTAATTGAAATGAATGCGAGATTAAGTAGGTCTTCCGCTTTAGCATCAAAAGCAACAGGATATCCATTAGCATATATTGCTGCTAAATTAGCACTTAACCAAAAATTAATAAATCTTAAAAATAAAATTACTGAAAAGACATCTGCATTCTTTGAACCTGCTCTGGATTATGTAGTAGTAAAGATTCCAAGATGGGATTTATCTAAATTTCCGAATGTATCAAATGCGATTGGGTCTCATATGAAAAGTATTGGTGAAATTATGGCGATTGGTAGAACATTTAAAGAAGCGTTACAAAAAGGCGTTAGAATGATTGGTGATTATCCAGATGGTTTAATACCATCAAACAGAAAAACAAATATGAAAGCACATTCTTCACGATTATTAGATATATTTTCAACTTTATCTCACAATCAACCATTATTAGAAGAGACTATTAATAGTATTGTCGATGATACTGGAATTGATAAATGGTTTATTAGTCAAATTGCGGAAATATCAAGTATGTATAATAAACTTTTAAAAGAAACTAACATTAAAAAATATAATCTTATCATCAATGCTAAAAAAATGGGTTTTAGTGATAAACAAATTGCGATTGCTATGAAAACAACCGAATCCATAATTAGACAATATAGACATCAACATAACATTTTACCATTTGTTAAACAAATAGATACCGTTGCTGGAGAATTTCCTTGTTATACTAATTATCTTTATTTATCATATAATGCTACATCTCATGATATAAACCCATCTGGTTCAATAATTGTATTAGGTTCTGGTGTATATCGTATTGGTAGTTCTGTTGAATTTGATTGGTGTGCTGTATCGTGTATTAAAGAATTGAAAAGGAACAATATAGAAACAATTATGATTAATCATAATCCGGAAACTGTTAGCACTGATTATGATGAAGCAGATAGATTATATTTTGAAGAATTATCTCCGGAAGTTGTTATTGATATTTATAATTTTGAAACTTCATCTGGATTAATATTATCAATGGGAGGACAAAGCAGTAATAATATCGCAATTGATTTACATCGTGAAAATTTGACAATTCTTGGAACACACCCTGAAATGATAGATACAGCAGAGAATCGTTTTAAGTTTTCCAGATTATTGGATAATATAAATATTGACCAACCAAAATGGTGTGAATTATCATCGCTTGATGATGCGAAAGAATTTTGTAAAAATGTAGGGTATCCAACATTGGTTAGACCTTCTTATGTTTTAAGTGGTGCGGCGATGAATGTGGTTCATTCGGAAGATGATTTGGAACAATATTTAAATGAAGCTCAAACACTATCTCCTTTACATCCTGTTGTAATTAGTAAATTTATTTGTAATGCGAAAGAGATTGAAGTAGACGCAGTCGCTATGAACGGAAATATTGTAATTCTAACAATTAGCGAACACATTGAAAACGCAGGAGTTCATAGTGGTGATGCTACATTAGTATTACCGGCACAAGATTTAACGGAAACCACAATATCATCAATTAAAGATATTGCAAGTAAAATATCGGCAAACTTAAATATCAACGGGCCTTTTAATCTACAAATTATTGCTAAAGATGATAAATTACAAGTAATAGAATGTAATTTAAGAGTTTCACGAAGTTTTCCATTCGCATCAAAAACATTAGATGTTAATATGATTGAAATCGCAACTAATATTATTATTGGTAATTCTGTTAAAACCCCTTCAAAATTTAAATTTGATAGGATTGGTGTAAAAGTTCCCCAATTCTCATTTCACCGTTTAGAAGGTGCTGATATGTCATTAGGTGTAGAAATGGCATCAACTGGAGAGGTTGCTTGTTTTGGAAGTAATAAATACATTGCTTATATGAAAGCATTAATGGCAACTGGATTTAAAATACCTCCTCCAAATAATAGCACTGTATTGTTATCAATCGGTTCCGATGAACAAAAAGAAGAATTCATTGATTTAGTAAATAATATGGTTTCAATTGGATATAAGTTATATGGAACTGATAAAACTGCAGATTATTATAATTATCATACAACGAGGAATAATAATTTATTTACAATTATAACTAAAATAGAACAAAGTAAAATTGTTAGTATGATTAAAGAGCATCAGTTTGATTTAGTAATTAATATTTCTGATCCAAGTAAAATTAGAAAAAGCAATAAAACAAACGGTTTTCAAATTAGAAGATTATGTTTAGATTATAAAGTATCTTTAGTTATCAATATCAAATGTGCTAAATTACTTATTAATTCTCTATATTATGATTACCATAAAGGAAATACATTATCTTTACTTGACATTAGGTCTATAAAAGATGGAACGGCCAAAGGAGACAAAGCGGGCAAAGGAGACAAAGCGGGCAAAGGAGATAAAGCAGATAAAACAGATAGTATAATTCAAGAATTACATAATATTCAAAACTCTACTATTATTCCAATGGATACTATTAATTCATTAAGTTGTATTCAATATCAAACTTCTAATATTCCTTCTTCTCTTATTAAAACAGAAGTTGTTTTTAGTGATAAACATATTATATCATCAGACCAATTTGTTCGAAATTTGATGAGACAAATGTTCTTAAGAGCAACTGAAATATATAATTTAATGACAAAACCATATTTACAAAAAACGGATGAATATAAGAAACTTACGAATCTATTAAATGGAAAAGTATTTGGATTAATATTTGAAACTGCAAGCACCAGAACAAGATGTTCTTTTGAAAGTGCTATTAAAAGACTTGGTGGTCAAACAATACATATTGATTTATCATCTTCGGGAACTTCCAGAGATAAAGGTGAAACGTTAGAAGATACAATAAGGACTGCTGAAATATACTGCGATGGTTTAATTGTTAGAAGTAATAATAATACTTCTTTGTTAGAAACAATTAATGGCGTTTATCCACCATTTGAAAAATTTATTATTAATGCTGGAGATTTATATGAACACCCAACACAAGCATTAACTGATTTAATGACAATTAGGTCAGAAAGAGGTTCAATAAATGGAGTTAAAATCGCAATTGTAGGAGATTTAGTTAATTCACGAGTTATTAATTCTCTGGTTAGACTGTTGTCAAACTATAATGTAGATTTTTACTTTGTTGCGAATGATGATTTACAAATACCAAATGAATTAATATCATATTTATCTGAAGTAAAAAATAAAAATCCGAATCAACATCTTACTTATACAATTTCAAATCGTTTATCACACGTAATAGATAAAGTAGATGTTGTTTATATGACACGATTACAAAAAGAAAGACTACCTTCTGATAAAAATCATTCAAGTTATCTTATTGAATATGAAAATAATTTATTAACTCCGGAATTAATGTCAAAAGCAAAATCAGATTTAATTGTTATGCATCCATTACCACGAAATCAAGAAATACCAAAATCTTTAGATAGTGATAGTAGATGTGCTTATTTTAGACAAATGAAAAATGGTTTATATCTAAGAATGACTTTGTTAGAAATGATGACCAATAACCAATAATCTTTTATTATTATTTATTATAATTATATTAATGAAAATTAATGAAAATTAATTCAACATATTTTTTCTTTATTGTTATTATCTAAACAATTAGATACATTGTTTTCAATTATATCTACTATAGACTCAATACGATTTCTTAAAAATCTTGGAATAAAACTATAATAATAAATCCAAAAATTAACATCTCGTTCCTTGTAATTACCATATTTGTCTATGCTTACTTTAATCATACAATCTACACATATAACAATATCCTCATTATTTCCTTTATTTTTTTTTAACTTTTCAAATATTAGTGCATCATAATATTGATTGCTATTAGAACAAAACATTTTATTACATCTATTACATTTATAAATTTTATGCATACATAAATCTGCTTTTTCTACATTATTATAATCTATTATTTGATTAGAACAATTTGAATTATTTTCATTTAACGGGGGTTTTCTATTTCTTGAAGTCATACTTGATTTTTAAACATTTATATAATTTTTGATATATAAATTTAATATTATTATAAATATATCTACTTTAATCAATTTTTCTTTATGATGAATAATATTTTATATTATTTAATAAAAATGAATAATTTTACTTTTTATTTAGTAAATACCTACTTATAAGTAATTTTATAAATCATATTTAATATAATAATTAATATAATAATTAATATAATAAATATTAATGTATCTAATATATTTGGTAAATTGAATTTATATAATATATCATCAAATAAACGAAAAACTTTGTATTTTGTATTTAGATGATGTTTATAAATATATGTATTTGGTTTATTATACTTATCTAAAATTATATTTGATACCATTTTACCAGATTCTACAGCACCTTCCATAGACCAAACATTTATACTTGTTTTTGTATGAGAACCAGCAATATATAAATTTTGGAAATCAGTAATATTATTTGGTCTATATTCTTCATTATAAATGTTATTAACAAATTTTTTATTTACAGAATATAGTCTATTATCATATTTCCAATCTGAAAAAATTTCGACTACTTCAATATCTTTTCCATTTATTATATGACCGTCATTATATTCAGATATATACCACATTAAATCATTTGATTCCATAAATTGATGGATAATCTCTTTTTTTAATTCTTCTATCTTTAATAATGTTAATGATTTACCATACAAACTACCTTTATTATATGAAATAACACAAGTTCCACTCCATAAAGATTTTATATTATTACCTAATTCAATACTTTTACACCAATGACTATCTTGTGGATAAAATGTTATATTATTTGGACTGTCCAATAATACAAAACAATCATTCTTATTTTTATAATTGAATTTTTTGTTAAATCCTATCACAAATCCAATTTGATTATTTATTGTATTTAAATTTCTATAATTTTCTATTTCTTTTTTTAATGTTAAGGTTTTTAATGAAAATTTGCTATTTTCTAAAACTTTCTGATATTCAAATGGATTAATCGCAATAATATATTCATCTGCTACTATTTCTTGGTTATTAACTATACATTTTGTAATTTTAGTATTATTATCATTATTATTTGTATTATCATTGTGATTATTATATATTTTTTGAAGAGTTTTATTATAATGAAAAATAACACCTTTGCTTTCTAAATATTTAACCCAAGGATTAAACCACCCTTCACTTGTAGGTTGATTCATAACTTTCCAAGGTTTGTTACCAAATTGATTATTAAATATTATTACATTTGCGTAATGACCAAATGACATACTATTTTTATCTAATCCGATACCAGGTCCAGCACCAAAATCAGTTAAATATTTATAACTTCTTTCTGAAATATTATTTTTAATTTCATCAATCAATCTTTTTTTATATGATAATTCATTTCTTTTACTACCATACATTTGAAATTGTAAAAATTTATAATACAAATATGGCATATCTTTCCCATCAATATTATTAATAATTTTATTTTTGTAAGGTAATGTCAAAGAGTTTTGTAATAAATTAAAGTTAATATTTGTATTTTTAACATTATCAAATACATTAGGATTAGGATTAGGATTATTATCATTATTATTATCATTAAAAGTTTCAACAATAGTTCCAATTTTATATTCTTCTAATAATTTAATAATATGGTTATTATTATTATGCCAATTAACATTGTGTTCTTTCCAAACTTCTTCTAAATCTTTTCCACCTGCATGAGTAATTATATTACCACCTGGATGTTTTGATATAAATTTAGTAATATCATAAACACCACCTTTATAATAAGTCCATAAATCTGTCCTTTTATTATGTTTTTTAATTTCATTTAATGTGTATTTATTATTTATTGTATTTTTAAAATTATCATTGGTATCACAATTTTTTTCTATAGGTATTTGTTTTTGTATGTGATATGTATTATTATAAAAAGGGGCGTATCCTCTCCAAGAATGTTCAGTTGGTATATTGTTATCTTTTGTTCGGATTGACCTCGCCATTCCACCTACGATACTATCTTTTTCATATATTTCTACTTGAAAACCTTTATTAATTAATTCATGCGCTAAAGTTAAACCAGATATACCTGCTCCAAATATTACAACCTTTGCCATAATTATTTTTATTATTATTTGTATTATTTGTATTATTTATAATTACTTTTGATTACTTATTATTAAACTATAAAAAGTTAAAAAGTTAAAAAGTTAAAAAGTTAAAAAGTATAAAAGTATAAAAATGTTTAATCTGTAAAACGACAAATTGCTACTTTTTTAGAATTCATATTTCCATTTATATTTGGTTTATCTTCTTGTTTATTATTTTTTAAATTTTCATAAAATTC